GTGTTATCCCATTATTTATATCAAATCTTAATTCTGGATATTCAGCAAAATTCTTTATATGATGTGCTATTGGATGTTTTTGTTTAATAAGACATTTTTGACAAGTCCAATTATCTCTTTTATAAACAAACTTTCTCCACTCATTATATTGCTCTCCTCCACGTATTATCTTACCTATACTTGATAATCCACCTTTCCAATGTTTTGCCTTTTTACCAACTGATGCTTTAGCAAAACAACTTCTTGAACAATATAATGCGGTATCTTTTCTACCTTTATAAACACTAAACCTCTTCATACAAAAAGCACATTCTTTTTCTATCTTTCCACCTCCCCAATGACAAGCGTTTTCTCCTGTAAGGTGTGGTAATTGTTTACCTTTCATAATAGGAATATTACCCTTAACAAATTGTCCTTTTTCATTTCTCATCACGCTATCGTAAGCACGCCATCATCAGCCGAGAAATTGACCGTAAACGTGTCTCCATCAGCTAACGTTACTGCTGAACCATAATCGTAATAAGCAATTAGCTTATCACCAGTTGAATCATCATCATAAATATATACATATCTGAATGGTCCGACTGCTCCACTAGCTGTTAATACTAAATCAGCACATACTAATTTATATGTCCCACTTGTTTGAGCTGACGTGCTTACTGTGATTACTCGTGATGAGCAATTAGCATAACTTACTTCTGTTAAATCAGCTAACTCGTCCCAAGCTGCAGTATGCCCTGTGTTTGTTAGAGCTATTGTTAGCCCTGAGCCACTTAAGTCTATTGCCTGTTCGGCTAGGTTCTCTACGAATGAATTGACTTTTGCGAAACTTGCCATTTTATTATTTGTTTAATTTATTAACGACTACTTCTCCATTTAGGAATTATTTTAGTTGGTTCGTCCTTTGACCTTTTGTTATAATACTCAGAAATATCTAGTTCCATCTTGTTCATCTCGTTTAACAAATCTAGCTTATTCTTTAGTCCTTTCCTATTAGCGTAGAAATAGCTCGGTCTTAACGCTAGATACTCGTGGAATAAACCACAAGCACCAAATGTTGCTGTCGTATCATCACTAGCGAAATAATGGGCTTGTCTGCTAATAAAGAACTTTAAGCCATTCGTATAACTATAATCAGGAATAGGGTCTAAAAAGATACCACTTCCTGTCTTATCATACTTATTCGGCTTGCCTTCAGTATCTTGTCCGTCTACGAATCCTATAGCTTTATAACCCCTAGTTTGCTGATCTACTGGCTCTAAATCATAGAATATCCCATTCTCATCAGCTACCATTACCCTCTGTATCTCTAATATCAGATTACTTTGTTCATCTACCGTAAAGTGATAATCTCGCTGTCCGGATACAAGATTAGTAGTTATTATGGGGTCTTTCGTATGATTAGAATCATCAAACTGCCACTGACCACATTCTTGTAGAGCGATAGCGAAGAACTTGTCTATAGCAAGATTTACGTCAACCACTTTCTTGACTAGTGGGTAAGACGTATCTGTGGTGTCAACATTATCGTTAATCAATGTCGTAATCTGGGAATATGTTAAAGACATATTTTTGTTTTAATTATGTTTAATTTTGCAAAATCACCGAACAATTCTTTTGCTTTGTTGTTGTATGCTTTGACGGCTTCTATTTTATCTTCAAAGTATCCTAAATTAAATCCTTTATAATCTTTCATAATATGAGCAGTCCATTTTTTTCTTTCCTTTACCCAAGATACGCCCTTATAACCAGAAATATTAGATTTTGTTTTTAATTTATTTCTCATATTCTCTGCTTTTGTACATACTCTCAAATTAGCTCTTCTATTATCTAATTTGTTCATATTTATATGGTCAGTGAGCATTTTTTCGGGAGTGTTCATTATTAATCTATGCATTAAAACATATTCCTTATAATCAATCCTTCTTCCTTTTTCTCTATAAGCTGGATAACCAACTTTTAAAAGATGCCACCTAAACTTATTAAGCATTTCAAAATCTTCTGCGTCAACTAGGGCAAACTTACCAATTCCGTTTTTACCATATAATTTAATCTTCATCATACTTTTCTTTTTTTGTTAAAAGCTATCTTCCAATCTTGAAGGTGAGAGAATACGGTGGCGATAATTTCACCATCTTTAACCATAATTGTACTATAATCTTCGTACTCGTCTTCTAAGAAAGGAGTCATTATCTCTCTGCCCAGTGGGATAATCTTATCGTTAAACTTCTGTGCCTTCAGAGCAATCTTGTTTCTCTCGTTCTCTTTCTTCTCTTTACTCTTATTAGCTTCATCATATCTAGCTCTTAAATCTTTAGAAGTTTCCTCTTTCATTTTAGCGTATATATCTAACTTGACCTTATCCATATCCTTAATACACTTCTCCATTGTATCAGTGATCGCTTTTTCTCTCTTACCGAACTCCTTTAAATCTACTTTCTTTTCTTCTGCCATTAGCTCTGTGTTAATCTTATCCATTTCAATCTCTAATTCGGCTATCTCATTAGATTTAGCTCTACCTTTTTTAACTATTTCACCTTTTTTAATAATAAGCTTCTTTAATTCTTCGTTTTCTATTTTATGTTCTCTAGGGTAATTCATAATTATTTGTTTAGTTTGTTATAAGCTTCTTCCCATAGGTGAGCATTATCCTCAATGGTATAGTTCTTTAGAACATACTCGTGAGCTTCTTTACCCATCTTCTTTCTTAATTCCTTATCAGCTATAAGCAATTCTATCTTTTCTATAAACTCATCAGAGTTACCTGCTAATAAAAGATGTTTAGCGTCTTCTTTATTAACCTCATAAGGACTATCATTAGTTAGGAAGCTTTGTGCTACTGTTGGTATCTCAAGCATTGAGTTCTCTAAAAACTTCAAGTTACTCTTACACCTGTTAAAGTAAGTATCAGCCCGTGGAATAATAACCATATCAAGCTTTAACTCATTTAATACCTTGTAATACTCATCTACCTTAGCAAACGGATGCCATTCTATATTAACGGAACTCCAGTAAGCGTATTGTTCTGAGTATAATTCTTTATAAATATCATTCTGTCCCTTTGGTGGCACTGATAGAAGAACTAATTTTACTCGTGGATCGTTCTCATAATGCTTAATGATAGGCTTACAGGCTTCTATATCGTTAGTAACTCCTACAGAACCAGTCATACCTATCCTTATTACGTCTGTATCGTTTTCTATTGGTTCTGGATAGTAGAATGGGTCTACACAATTAGGCAATACTTCCACGTTCTTATTTACCTTCTCGTACTCCTTTTTAAGGAACTCGGTTGTACAAGTTACCATATCTGCTTCTGCTGCGAATGTGTCTAAAGCACGATTCATTTTCTCCATACCTTTCTTTACTCGCTTCTCATCCATAAACTCATTAAACTTAAATCCATTATCGTCTTTTAAGGTATCATCATTATCCATTACTACCTTTTTGCCTTGACTCTTTAATATCCTTGCTAATTCTAATATATCTTTTCCAAGAGGTCTGTGGAATACTACTATATCTGCGTCTAAGGAAGCTTTGGCTTTATCTTCTGGGGTTGATTTGTTTAGCATAAATGTTGTTCTATCCCCGTTCCAGCCGTTCTCTTGTAATGGGAATAAGCAACGAACATTATAACATCCCTCTAATCCTGTTCCTACATAATATACTTTCATAGTTTTAATTTTCTAGTAGCTCTAATTCCTTTTTCTTTTGAGCTATTTTTAATTTTTTAAGTTCTTCTAAATCTTTCAATTTCTTCTTTGTAGCACTGATTTGCTCCAAGACACTCAACCCATCATCTTTTGGTATTTCACTCGTTACAGGGGGTTGTGGTGGCTGTGGTGGTGCTGGTGGTGGGGTTTCAGTAGCTTGTGGAGGTGGAATATATACCTCTTTCTTCTTAATTATTTGTTTTGTTTCTGGGTTTATTGTATCGCCATTAAGATTTATTCTATCTGACGTCTTTATTGGACTTGGCGATATTACTACATTTGCGTTTTTCATAATTATTTTCGGATTTACACCTATCCCTCAATCCGAATCAGGTAGGTGTAAACAATTAAATTAATTGTAATCTATGAGTCTGATGTCCAGATTGCTACACCAGAAGTATCCCTATTTTCTATTACACCGTAGAGTAAATCTGCAGTTGTAACAGTTGAAAGATATTGTGGAATGTAGTTAGCTTGAACTCTTACTCCGTACTTACCACTCTTAGAACCGCCTCCCATAGAACCACCTGTTCCGATAGGAGAAGTAGCCCAATGTAAAGCATCTTTTTCTGCTAAACAATTAGTTCTACCTACTGTTCCCGAAATCCTTTGAATATTAGTTGTAATATAAATAGGGATTCCATATAGACTGGCTTTAGGTGTCTTACCAGTTGGGTCGTTAACTGGTGAATTGACAGCTAAACTGAATTTGTCAAGATTCTGAATTTGTTTCCAAAACACGTTTGGATGAAAAAAGAATGCACAACCTTCAGTAGTATCAATTTCTGCTGCTTCAAGGTAAGCGATAGCTTCTCTAATTTCACTATCAGCTATTGTTGAAGTTGAAGCTCCTACTGTTTGACTAAAGTTATCAAACAATAGTGCCATTGCTACTTCTAACTTCTTAGCAACTGCATATCCAGCATTCTTAGCGTACTTCTCTTGGATGTAGTAAGAATGTTTGACTTGTGCTGCTTCGTTGTCTTCAATAGCGAATGATGCTTCATACCACTGGTCTACAGTCAAAGTAATCTTTGTTTCTGTAGGATAATTCAAAGTTACTGCTGTTTCAATTGTTTTAGATGCAGCAGTAAACTCTGTCATATTAGGGGTATAAAGAACATCACCACCTGCGGTTAGTTCTGAACTCCTGTCTGTGAAGAATGATGCGATTACCAATTTAGAACGGTAAAAGTCATTGATTCTCTCACCCCAAATTTCCATTTTGTTACTCCTCTATTGAGGGGATAGGTCATTTCTGCCTATCTCTGCACCTTTATCTATTCGTGCAGTTCGGACTGTCGCTTCCCCTTTCGGGGTCTTTTCACTCAGTCTCTGCAAGTCCTCTCTTGTTAAGAAATCTCACTTTGTGATATATTTCAGTCCTCTTACGGTCTGTTTCTATATCGTATGAATAGCCTGTTCTTCCTATTTTAATTTTTGAAAATTCTTTTAGAAGTTCGGCTTGTTTTTTCTTAACAATTAAATATGGTAACAATTTATCTATTATTGGAACAACTCGTTTCATACCTCTAAATTCTAATGAGCTACTATCAGAAATGTTTGGTTTTAAAGATTTACGAAACTCTAAGTTTCCATATCCAATAAATTCTTTAATGGCTCTAAGTACTCCATCATTTTTACAAGCCTGAGCTATTTTTAGAACTGGCGTGTAATAATAACCACGAGTACATACTTTAGAAGATTTTTTAATAAGTCCAAAGTATCCTTCACCATCTACGAATCCCGCAATATATTGTTTTGATATTTTCATACACTAATTTTGTTTAATTACTTATCCATAGTTAGTGTACCATATCTATTCATTTTTTGAAAGGTTCTTGAGGGTTGCCCGCTTACTTTATACGGGTTTTCCCCATTAATCAGAAAAGATTTTACATCCCCAAAATCTAGGGATAAATACAGCAAGAGTAGTTTCGCTCATTGTATTACTAGGAAACGCCATATTCTATTTTTTGCCCAATTTCTCATTAAATGCCTTTTGGTGGTCATCTCGTGATGAACCTGATTCAGTTCCTTTAACTGCTTCTACAGTTTCGCCAGAACCTTTTGAAGCACCTAGTTTAGCTTTCTCCTTCTTTACATCCTCAGCCACTTTGGCTTGATATGAAATAAACATATCGTCTTTTAAGGCTTCTTGAAGGGAGATGTCATTGCCTTTTGCAATAATCTTCGCCTTATCTATCGCTTCATCAGATAATCCACGAGCAATTAACCTAAGCTCATCTGAGTCCATTGGGTCGTTAGGTTTGTTATCTTCCTGAGTAGCTTTTAGAGCTTTGTTTTCTTCTTCGGCTCTTTTAGCTCTAGCAGTTAATTCAGATTTAGCCTTTAGAGCATCATCTAACTTAGCTTGTAGAGCCTCACTATCCTCAGTGCTTTCAGAGGTTTCATCCTCTGTGGAGATATTGGTATCTTCCTCAACCTCTACGTTTGTGTCCGTAGCGACTTCTGTGGTTTCTTCTTCCATAGAATTGTTTGTAGTTTATGCAGAGCTACAATGCGTTTAGCTGGTATTTGGAGAGCCAGTGTCCTCGTGGCTAATTGCCACTTTGCAACCTCCCGTAAGAGGCTGTAAGTAGTAACTAGTCGTTTGGAGAGCCATTTACAGGTACTCCACCTTGTTGTCCTGCGTTAAGTGAACCATCTACTTTGATGTTTCCTTGACGTGTAGCTTTAACTTCTACGATTTCTTCTACTTCCTTCTTCTTAACTACCTTCTTGGCTGGCTTTTTCTTTTTAACTTCTTTTTTAACTTCTTTCTTAGGCATATTTATCTTGCTTCATTAACTTGTTCTTTTGGCTCGGCCTTTGAATCAAATAAGGTGTCTAAGTTACTGAATGCTTTATCTATTACTATCTTAGCGTCAGCTATACCAGTTGTATCTTCTTTTAAGAATACTCTTATAACTGCTTCTTTCTGTAGTTCGTCTATTAAGTAATTATAGACGTTTTCTTTCTGGTCTTTATTATTATAGAACTCTCTTAAAGATTTCATTATTTTGCTCTCCAAAATACTACTATTTTTCCAGTAGCAGAATCGTTTGATTCAATAGTTATATTTGTATCAAATACAGCACTATGACAATCTATCTTAGTCCCTGCTGCTAAATCTACTGGTAGAGTGAGTTGTGAATCCGCACCATTCTTTACTTCCACAACGTGAGTGGAAAGAACGACATTGACGTATATTCCTAATAAAAGAGCTGGTGATGCTGTTACGACTACATCGGCATCTGTGGCTAAATCTACTTCGGTCATTGTGCATCCACCGATTAATGTGTTTAACGCTTGTTGTTGACTATATGTAGTATCCATCTTTTTTCTCCTTTTAATTTATTATACCGTTGCCCCTGTGGCTTCTAATGATAGGTCTTTTTGTTGTGGTGCTTGTTGTGGTTGTGGCTGTTGAGCTAATTGCTGTTCCAAGTTCTTATTCTGTTCATTAATCGCTGCTGATATTTGAACTGGGCTTAATCCTGCTCCTGATAACTCGGCTATCTTACTAACAATTAATTCTGCTAATGGGTTATTAGCCATAGCTGGATTTAATAGAGTTATTAACAGGTTATTCAAGCTTTCTAATGTAGCTGCTTTATTCTTCTGCTCTCCTGTGGTATTAACAGTTACTTTAGCTTGAATGTTCTTGTAAGAGTCCTTTAATATGTCTATGAATCTCTTTCCTTTAGTCTGTTTAATAAACTCATCAGCGTTTTGCATCCAAGCATCATAGTCCTCTTGGTTCAAATCCTTTCCGTCTAAAAAGGCTTGTACTAATTGCTCATTTGCTTGTTTAATAGAGTATTTTTTATCAATATCTTTCAATTCTTCTGGTGAGAACTCATAAGCGAGGATATGTTGTTTGCTTAATTTGCCTGCTAGATAAGGCATTACCCAATCTTCTACGATTTCCGTAATAAAGATACCTAACTCTTGTTGTAAGGTTTGGAATACATTAGATGATTGATTTAATAATGTGGCTTGTAATCTAAATGGAGTTCCTGATGGTGGTGTTTCTCCTCTTTGTGCTGCATAAGCACTGGTAGTCTTTTCTAATTGAGAATACCATTGTGTAATTAGATTATTGTATTGTTGTAATCCGCCACTTGGTAATAAGTTTATAGCAGTGATAGGTTTACCCTCTTCGTGTTCAAGGATCGTTCCATCATCAGTTTCGTTTAATAGATTTCTACCCTTTAATCGTTTAGAAGCTGATTGAGCAATTACCTTTGTGGTATATTCCATCGCTCTATGTTGTTTCAATACAGCATCGTTAGTCCATACTTGAGCTTCTTCTCCTTCTTCCATTACACCTACACCAAAATCTCTACCAGCTTTAGGCTTACGGGCTAAATACTTATACACTCTCTCTGTATCATCTTCCCAATAAAGAGGAGTTGTGGCTGTAAATAGGTGTTCACCACCACTCTCGCTTGGTTCTCCTGCTATGTAATATAGTTGATAAGAGAAATCTATCTCATCTTTATCGGTTATTTTCTTCTTGTTAAGCTCTTTAATATATGATTGTGGGAACTCTCCTCTAATCTCATAAATAGGGATTCTTTGAACTGAGTTCTCCATTTTCTTTAATATCTTCCTGACTTCGTCTTTATCCCACTCCGTCATTTTAGATATATCCATAGCTGTCATCCAATGAGTTTCAATGATAGCTCCTTTTATAATATCTACTTGGTCTGTAATAGTGTTCTTCCACTCTGGTAGTTCTATTGTTAGTTTACCGTCTTTCATAACTTTCTTGGCTAATACAGAACCATAACGAGTGTGCATATCTCTCGTATCGTTAAGAGTCTTAGCGAAGTTTACTTCTTTCATCCAGTTATATATATCTTTAGATAATAACCAGCTCTCTAAATAATGCTTTGGGTCATCAGAAGTGATGTTAATATCTTTAGTGTCTAAATCTTTAGCTGAGTTCTCCACATCACAAATAGCGTTAAGTATTTGAAAGAAAGGCTTATCTCTACCAAGCTCGTCTTTCATTCCATTAAGGTATTTGCTGTTATTATAGAACTCTATTGTATTGATTTGTTCCTTTTGATTAAACTTCAAACCACTGACTAGGTCAATAGTTTTGTCGTAATTAGATATTATTGTTTCTGCTTCTTGTAATATTTTCATTATCTTGAGTTATTATTATTATTTACCATTGATTTATTTTTACTCCCCTATCTCTATCATACTTCCTATGACAAGAGACACACATTCTAATATAATCGTCTAAAACTCTTTTATAGGTATGGTCAACATTAGCCCAATCATACCTTTTCGCAGTTGTTATTCCACACATTTCACAATGATTAGGTCTCCCTTTCCATCTTTTTACCCAATCGTGCATCGCTGCCATTCCAGCATTATCTCCTCTCCACTGTGGACTTTTTTCTTCTGTTGGTGCTAATGTATTTCCCTTCATTCTTTCACTTATTTTCTTTTTCCATTCTTTAGAAAATGGCGGTCTTTTATATCCTTTCTTATGTTTATAAACTCCTGATGGCATATTATTTATATCCCTGTGTTAAGCCCAACTTGTAAGAAAGGCTCAACACAGGAATTACAAGTTAATTATTTATCTACTATTTTTGTTCTGGTTTCTTTCTCTCGCTTCCATACGGTCTAACTCTTCTTTAGGGTCTAACCTCTCTTTAGTATTAGGTATTCCCTCAAAATGATATTCTCTGACTTCATCAAAGTCTTTAGGGTTTCTTAAATTTGGGTGTTCCATAATTATTAAACAAAAAGAGGAGCTGTTAAGCTCCCCTCCGTTGTCTTGGTTAGGGAATAGTGTATATTAGTTTAGTATACGCTGTGGCTAATTCTTGTCAAGTGGTTTCTACCACCTCGCACCGCAACTTCCACATTCACAATCAGCTCCAATATTAAAACTACAAAAAGCTTGGGCTTTTTTCTGTCCTATTGCCGTTTCCTTTTCTCTTTTTTCCCATTGCCTTATACGTTCTTTTTTCTCTTCCATTGTTTCTTCCATATTGTTCTCCGTTTACTCAATTCCTATTATGACTAATTATCTCATCTATCTTTTGTATCACTAACAAATGGTCAACGTGAACGTAATACTTCTTAGATGGCTTCTCTAACATCTCACACCGCTTAATAAACTCTATATTATTCATATTCTTCATACAATAATTAAGGTAATCACTCATAGGATAATCTAGCCCCATAACAGTAAAGTCAATATCTTTATGTTGGAGTACGCCATTTATTGCTATGTTAAGTTTTTCTGGATTCATTATGTATTTAATTTAATATATAGTTTAGCTACTGCTTCTAAAGGGGTTTTGCCCTTAACTGCTATTTCTTTTTTATCTAATCTTCCATTCCAAACGTGCCACCCTCTTCCCAACCTCTCTAAACAATCCATTTCTTTTCCACAAGCATCTATTAGTTCTTCTAGCTCTGGGATATAGCACACTTCAGCCTCCTTTGTCGCCTGTTCACAATCTAGACCACTCTCTC